CCAACTCCTGTTCCTGTAGAACTAGTAAAGGGTACATTTAAATAAGTTCTATCAACTAAATCTGTAGGGTTTATAGTAATAGGAGATGCTAATGCATTGCCTACTATTAAATAACTTATACGTGATCCTGATATATAACTAGTAAATGCACTGTTTATTTCGTCTTGTGAAAATTTTATTAAATATCTACTAGTTTGTGCTGAATCATCTAATAAATAAGTTGATGCTTCTAATATCTCATCTAACCCTGTATTCATATTAGTATTTTGGGTATATAAGGTAGCGTCTTTTTCAGGAAATAATTTATAAATTGCCATTTAATTATATATTAAAGTTTTTCAAATCATTAAGTTTAGGTTTTACATTTTCAGGAACAATACTTTCATCTATACTATCGGGTATGCCTCCTTCTGCTGGGAGTTGATCTATAGGTGTGCCAACAACTTTTTCAATATCTAAATTTGGATCTGCTAGTATTTCTAAGTAAGTCCTATCAGGTGTATATTGTTGTAATGTCATTGTTTCCAATGTTCCTCCATCTTCAGAATTTATAGTAGTATCTATAAATTTTGCTCTTGTAGGATATCTTAAAACTTTATAATCTCCTCCATCTATAAATGAAGATTTTGTTCCATTTGCCTTTGAAGTTCTATTAGGTCCACCTCCTGTTCCTTGTTTTATTCCTGATTCTGGGTTTTCAACATCTAATGCTGTTACTTTTAATGTATCTGTTAAAGGAGATTCACCGTCTGTAGCCCTTACTATTCCTTCTTTATTAGTATAAAATGGATTTGAAGGGGTATAAGTTTGTATAAAACCTGATCCATTAGGACCATTATCATTAATAGGACCCCCACTTCCTCCTTGTTTTACTCCAGCTGATGTGCTTTCAACATCTAAACCTGATATTTTAGTAGACTGAACTAAATCATTAGTTGAAATATTAGATCTTACTATACCCTCATTATCAGTAAAATAAGCATTAGTTGAAGTATATCTTTGAACAAAACCAGAATTAGGATCATTAGTTGAACCTCCATCAATTGGTGTTCCATCTAAGGGTTGATTATTATTTCCTTTTTCATATTCTGCTTCTAAAGGGGATTGTTTTGGGGGAATTGGTCCTGGATTATTACCTAAATAAGTTCCTGGTGCTGCTACTCCTGTAATACCTTGATCTCCTCTAGTTGTTACTTTAAGTGTATCTCTATATCTTTCTAATAAGCTTTTCATATTTTTTTATTTATAATGGTACTACTCTTCCTACAATATCAGATGTAGGATATTTTAATTCAAAAATCATAGGATCTACTGAAGGATATATAATACCATTATTAGTTGCTGCTGATATATCATATGAATAATCACTATATCCTTTACTTGCTCCTGCTATATTTTTAATAAATACATTAGTTACAGTTTGTACCCCTTCTACTTTATCGATTAATATGCTTAAACTTTTTAATAAAATAGGTTGATTTATATTCCAATTATCTATACTAAAATACTCTGTTAAAGAATTTATACAGTTTAAAATTACTTCATTATTATTAAAATTAGGTAATACTATTATATCAAATTCACAAGTTATATTAATAATATAAGCATCTTTAATTTTTATAGAATCATTTATCATTCTATATTCAGATAAATAAGTTTTTAAATTTTGTTTTAAAGTTGAAGAAGCTGTTCTTAATGTTTTATTTGAATTATAAGATAAAACATACATATCTAAAATTGTAGGTAATTCACCTATTCCATATTCTGCTACTTTAGTAGGTTGAATAAAAGCTTTTGCTATAGTACCTATATTAGCGGGCATACTTAATGCTCTAATTAAATAATCTTGTTGTGTAACAGTTCTTAGTTGATTTTGAAAATTACCTAAAGCATTTTGTCTAATTTCTTCAACTGTATCTGCACCTTGTCCCCCATCTGCTGCTAATATATTATTTGTTGCTAAAGAATTAAATATAATATTAGCTAATGGAGTGTTTGTAAGATCTGGGTTTTTAAATACTACTCCTTCATTATTAAAATTAGTTAATGTGCCAGATTCAACATTGGCAGATAATCCGCCCCCTGTTAAATATCTTATAGTTAAAGTTGTATTAGCAGGTGCAATACCATAAGTATCAGTAAACATAAAATTTAAAGGAGAATAAGCTGCTGTTAATTTGTCTTTTGAAAAAGCTAATCCTGTACCCACATTATCAGGGTTTGGAACTAAATCTTCATCATTGTCAGTTACAGTTCCTGCTCCAAAGCCTAATTGAAGGGTAGTAGAATTTAAAAATCTTGTTGTAAATCTTCTTTGAACTTGTTTTAAATTTAATAAATTAGGAGCATCATCTTGAATTGCATTTGGATCTGTATATGAAGCATTTATTTTTGTAGTAAATACAGTATCCTGTGCTAAATTTAATACTTCATGCCATTGGTTTCCATCACTATCAAAACAATCTAAGACATTGATAATACTAGAAGCATTTATATTTACTGTTGGGTATTTAGAAGGAGCGTTAAATACACTTTGTATTGAATTAATAGTCCCCGATATTGCTTTTCTCGTTTTCTTTAGTAAAAATCTTTGGGGTGTATTAGCTGATAAAGAGTAAATAGAAATATCCGTTGGATCTTGAGAGGAAGAAACAGAAAAATCACAAACATCTTCTGTTATAAAATTAATACTAGCATTTTCATTAGAAGTTAATTGAAAACCACTTGGGATTTTTAAAGCATAATCAAAATCAGGTACAGATGCTCCATTAACATCAATTTTATTAGGTAATAATTGATAAATAGCAACATCTACAGTTGCCGCAGTTGTAACTTTAGGTTTAGAACCTAACATATAAGCTAAATCAAATAAATTTTGTTCTTGTCTAGCATATTGTATAAAAGTTTCTTGTATTTGATTATCTAAATAAAAGGATAAAACATCTCCTACATAAGCAGCCATTTCAATAAATAACATTCCTGTTGAATCTGTAGAAAAATCATTATAAGTGTTAGGAAAATATGTTTGCGAATAATTTATAAGAGAATTTCTAAAACTATTAAAATTTCTTTCAGTATATACTATATTTCTATTTAAATTTGCCATTATTGTATTGCTATATTTATTTCATCCTCTACTCCTATATTACTAATTATATAATTTATAAATAGATTTATTGTATTTGTATCTGGTTGATTATCAAAATTTATATTTTTTATAGTTATCTCTGGAAATTGTAATGTTACGTTATCTTTAATTCTTGTTGTTATAGCACTATTAGTTCCATCATTAATTCCTTCCCCTATAAAATCCCTTAAATTTGCACCAAAAAGAGGTTGCATAACTCTTTCACCTTTGTTGGTTAATAACCAATTAACTAAATTAGTTCTTATTACTTCTTTAGTTGTGTAAGTTGGATTAAACACAGCTCTTCCTGATAGGGGTAAACTAAAGCCTAAGGCAGCACTACCACTACTAACTGTTGGAAAAACATTACTTACAATTTGAGCCATTATTTACTATTCATTAAATTCATTATTTGGTCCATACCCACATTACCTGCAGGAAGAGAACCATTAGCCATATCCATTCCTGGATTTGGTCTAAAAGTTTGTGCATCATTACTTGTAAAAGAATTTGCAGTTTCTCCTAAAATATTTTTATAAGCATCTCTTTTATCTTGAGCTGACATTACTGGAGTAGTTGGAGGAGTTTTTGGTGATGATTGAGTAAAAGATTCTACTATAGGAGTCTGTGATACTACCTTTGGGGATTTTACTGCCTCTAAGAGTATATCTTTTAATTCTTCTTGTATTACTTCTCTAACAGTTTCTTTAAGTACTTTTTTTAATTCTGTTAACTTCATTGTTAGTTTTATTATAAATATTAATAATTTATGTTTTTATATCAATTATAATCCAGTAGGTATAGGTAAACTATTTCTACCAAATTCAAAATACCACTTATCAGCTATTGTTAAACCTCTATTTGCATCTTTTAAATCAAAATAAGTACTTGAATTTGGATTACCCCCACTAGGATACCAAAATGGTAATTCAGAAGCTATTTGGGC